TGTGCTGAATATTTGTAACTTCCATCTGGATTCTTTTCTGCGGCCATGTCATTAATGGCCAACATGTGACAGCGCCACATGGCTACAGTAGTTAAAAATCCTGCTAGGTTGATCAACGGACCAGCCCAACCAATCATCTTAGCAACGCGAGCTTCTTCTTGACCTATCAAGAACTGACGATTGCTTAACCACTTGGATAAAAAGTTTTCTGTTCCGTCACTAATATGTACAGTAGCCGTGGCTCCTGCTTTATTGGTCTTGCTCCAATGTGCTAGGAATTGTGTAATTTGATCAGGCGTTAAATTCCTAATAGCATCAGGATTTACCTTAGGGCTTTCTGTAATAATATCTAGAACTTTCATATCTTATATTTATCGACTGTTAAGATGAACTACGTTCATCTGTTCTTCGCTTATCAGCTCGAACTTTTAAGGAGTAGTTAATAACTAAAACGCGAAGCGTTAAGCTTCATGTAGATTGTTTCAGTCAGACGGAACCGTTTTGCTGGGTTCCGTTTTTTTGTCTTTTTCATGTGAGTTGCACTCAGCCGAGACATATAGAAGTAGGTGTTTTTACCGTTAAGCTGATGGGCTCTGACCTTTCCCCACCTACGTCGACTCGCTAGTAATAGCGTCTTAAACCTCGTTCCTAGTGTTTAAGTTTTCTCAGCACGGTTTTTCGTATGCTAACAATTCATACTATATCAATGCGTTGGGCATATGGTTCGAACCCTCAGACTCGCTTCCGATTTTTCAGGATAGTGGATTATCTCCACGGGAGTGCATCAATATGTTACGTGTCCGGTTATTCCCCGGTTTTTCCACAGCGGTATTACAATCTGGCCCGCCAACCTTAGGTGTTAGGTGATATTAAGTTTTTAGGTATCCAAGTAACGAATTTACCGTTACAAGTGGTACAAACTACCTTGCCTGCATGTGGGCCTGTGGGAATGAATATGGGTTCTAATTGGTGATCTATGTGCGTGCCTAGAGCTTTTTTTAGCTTACTTTCTCGTATCTTTTTATTTGCCTGCTCTATGTGCCATGCCCGATCAAACCCTTCTTTAGGATTAGTCCAGTAGGGATCGCTTAAAAATGCTGTGTCGCTTTTGTTAGTTTTAGAATAATTAAGTTTTGTCATGTCGTAGTAGTGCTTGTCTAAGTAAATTTGACCCGCCTACACGTAGATTAATGATGCCATTATAGTAGTCATCTGACTCTAATACCCTGCGGTCAAACTGTTCTCTTGCCTCAATATAGCTCATTTCTGCCTTGCTAATACAGTAATAAAGTATTTCTCTTGTGAAGTTTTCAGTGCCTAGTGCCTTGATATCCGCAGATAAATTAGGGCTAGAACCCCAATATTCACGCCAGTCCGAGTCGACTAGTGTGCGGATTTTCTTCTTTTTCTTATTGCCGTTCTTTAACTTTACAGTTTTGTAGGTCGTTTTTGAGAATTTTGCTAGTTTTTTGCCTATATATTTGCGCTGATTAGTTAGATTTGTAATGATATACACAAAGCCTAAACAATCTTCGGGTAAGGTTTCTACTAATTGTTGTTGATAAGTCCACGACATCAACTAGTTAGTCTACTTGTTACCGTCCGAGCCTTTCTTCTGAGCCTTAGTTTGGTCCAAGTGTACACGATACTGCTGTACACGAGCCCTGCGTTCGCGAGCAATGATACGTATTTGCGCTAGCCAATAGCGTACTTCTTCCCCTGCGATACGTGTGCCTTTATTAATCCACTTTTGATTTGCCTTAAAATATGCCTGAAATGCCCGCATGAGTTCATCGTGAGTTTCCTCATCTTGATAAGGGCTGGGATCAACGTGTTTACTCATTGATTTCCAAGTCGTTAGCATAACTTGTATAGCCGTTTTCTTTCACGACCTTCAACACGTTATTAACACGACCAATTAGTTCGTCCTTGTGTGAAATTAAGAATATGTTCTTCTTACGTTCACGTGCCATCTTCTTCAGCACACTGAGTGCGCCTTCAACACCCGCGGCATCTAGGCCGTTGTCAATTAACTCGTCAACAAATAACAAGTTAATACTTTGATACAGTGATTCCCACACGTCGCGGAAGGCCCATGACAATGATAGGATTAAACGATTGCGCTCACCACGCGACAAATTGTCAAAGTCCAAGTCTTGTCCTAGCTGTGTAATAATAACACTCAAGTCGTTTTGGAATAAAACTGTGTGCGGTAAGCCCATCTTGTCAAGATAATAAGTTAAGCGATTGTTCAAGTAAGCTAGGTTTTGATCAATGATTTTCTTACGGATAAACGAGTCTTTTGACGTTAATAGCTTGAGCAAGAACTCCTGATGATCCTTGAGAGTAGTCAAGTCGTTAACTGCTTCCCAGTTAATTTCCTGTAGAGCTGTGTTGCGCAGTTCGTCAATTTGCTCTTGATAAGGATCAGTTTCGCCGGCTTTAATAGTCAGCTGTGTTTCGAGATTTTTAAGATTATTTTGATGTTTTAGTGCTTGCTCAACAGTTTCGTAATAGGTATTAGGACGAGCAGTTAGCTCGCCGATTTCTGTAATTTCTTTCTGTACTTTATAAAAGTCGTTCATCAACTTGGTCAAGTATGCGGTCGCTTCATCCAAATGACGCTGTGCTTCAGACGACATTTCTTTGTGTTTGTGATCATGTAGTTCTTGTTCACAAGCGTGACAGGTTTTGTTAGCCAGTTTATCCAACTCACTGGCGTATTTTTTTACGCTTCGCTCCGCTTGCGCTGTCGCGCTTTCTAACGTAGCCCGTTCCTTATTCAAGCTCTTTAGCTTCGCTGACTGTTCTTCGAACAGTTTTAGCTCGCTGTGCTTCGCAAGCTCAGCATCAATATCTACGCTCTCAAGCTCGATAATAGCGCGGCCAATTTTTTCAATTTCTGTATCTTGCTGACTATTCCAAGCAGTTTGTCTAGTAATCAAACTGTCAATGCTTTTCTGAATACTTTCGTTAGCTTTCTTGGTAGCTTCGATATCTGCAGACTCTTGTGTAATAGCGTCTTTAGTTTGTCTGATTAGCTCTTTAAGTAGTTCTGCTTTTTCTGACAACAATGTAATGCCCAACAACTGTTCGATAATGACACGTTGATCATTAGCCCGCATTGATAAAAACGGTTCTGTATAAGTGTTAAGAGCAACAATATGCTTGAACATGTCGTGGCTCATACCCAGCAAGTCATCTAAGTCTTTTTGGGTTTCACGCATGTCGCCTTGTGCATCATCTGTTTCTTCTGCTTCTTGTTCTATATCATTTACATAGAACTGTAAGATGTTAGGTTTGCGTCCACGTTCGATACGATAGTCAATACCGTCTTTTTCAAATGACAATGTAACCAACATGTTCTTATTATTGATTTTGTTGATTAGATTATCTTTTTTAATGTTTGTAAGTGCAGTACCATACAGCGCATAGGTTAGCGCATTTACAATAGTTGTCTTACCTGTACCGTTACGTGACCCGCTATCGTCTCCGCCTTGATCTAAGTTTTCACCTAGTACAAGAGTTAAGTTTTCCTTACCAAAGTCAACAGCTTGAGTTTGGTTACCCACACTCATAAAGTTTTTAACGGTTAAATTTTTAATTTTTATCATAGGCTATTGTAAATTTCCAACAAGGTATTCTTGTCGTAGGTGTCACTATCAATGCTAACAATTTGACTGCTAACAATCTGATCTACACTTTCAAACGATTGAATATCGATATTAGTATTCATTTCGATATCTTTCTTTTCAGCAATAAGAGTAAGTTCGCGGATATCGTAATCTGCAATAAATTTCTCTTTGATAAAACTTGCTTCTTCATATGAAATGTCAATATCTAGTGTAACACGTAAATGTTGCTTGGGCAAGATCAATGTGTCCGCTTCGTCGATTAATTGGCTTAATTTGACAGTTCTGAACGTAGGTTGATCGGGCCAACTATGATATTCTGGTTGGCCGCCCCACTCTAAAATCATCATGCCGCGCCCGTCGTCCCACGCATCTGCATAGTTGTGCGGAAAAGCGTTGCCAATATAAATCATGTTCTTTTGTTGCTGACGTTTATGGAAATGTCCGCTAAATCCTAGTTCATAGTTGGCAAAATTATCTAATTGTATCTCGCCGTGATCTGGCATTTGTACCATGGCATTCATAAAAAAGCTAGGTAATTCAAAGTGACCAAAGATATACTTGCCGCCTTTCTTGCCTACTGTTTTCCACTCTTCTCCAACGAGCCACGGGCAGAGTGTAACATCTCCAACGGTAGTCGGTTCGTGGACCACTGTAATTCCGGGAATGTACTTACCGAACTCGACAGAATGTATATCCCGCTTATCTTTGTAATATAAATCATGATTGCCAGGGAAAAAGAAAAATTGATCAAAGCTCTGACCCAACTTTTCCAAGGCCCTAAGGCTATAGTCCATAGTAGTGATATTAAGACTATTACGATTGTGATGCCAGTCCCCCATAAATATTCCAGTATCACAGCCTTCCTCCTTTGCTTTTGCAATATACCAGTCTACAAAATCTTCGCAGTCCTGGTTGTGAATACTACTGTTAGATTTCAAACCAAAGTGTATGTCTGTAAAACATGCTACTTTCTTAAACAGATTACTCATTAATAACATTCCTTAACAATATAATATGTCGGCTTCGGATATTTGTTTAGAATATCTTCTTCTTTAATCCATTTGTTCATAGCAGGCGCACTAAAAAACATTTTGTTAATAATAACTTTATGCGTTGCTGATTCTACTACGCTAAGATAGTTGCTTTTACTCACTAGTTCCCTCACTTTCTGCCGCATGGCGTTTAAGAGCGGCTTCGTGTTCGCCTTGCCCTGTCCTACTGTAACTTGGATTCATTCCGTTCATTTCTAAAATATCATCACGGATGTTTTGATTACGTTTTTCGATATTAATAACACGAACAAAACTATTAGTAACCGCGGCTGTAAAATATGCGAAAGGATTATCTGACTTGCTTTCGTCGAATTGCAAGCCTACTTGTGTTAGCTGTAGTATAGCTTGGCCACGCATTTCATCGTTGTAAGTATATCCACGAACGTTGCCGCGAGTAGCATATCGTTCGCATAGTTTAATCATCATGCGGGCCAGTGTATTAGTAATTTGACCTGCATCTTTATCAAATTTGCCCTTTTCTAAACTGCCCTTCCAGTGACTTTTGCCTACACAAATTAACTCATCTTCATCGTTAAATTTCCAATGTTGGAATGGCGGAAAGTTTACTTTATCGTGTTTATCAGCAGTACTTTTTGGATTCTTTTTGCGTGTAGTATTGCCGGGAATATGATCATATGTCATAACACGGAATACTAAATCCAGTTTATTAATCTTTTTATAGTCAACTTCACAGTCTGCTTGTTTGACTTTTTCACCGGCTTTTTTGCGTGTTTGGTATTCTAAATCACCTATGCGTTTAGCTCTGTTACGTTTTGCTTCGGCTACCGTACGAATGTTTATTTTGTCCAAACTTGGCACAATTAAGTCGTATTGGTGATATTCTGGTTTGGTAAAACTACAGTAAGAACTTTTGCTTTTGTGTATTTCGGAAAGCATGTCCTTATTATTCAAATAGTTAATTTTTGTTGTCATTAAAGAGTCCTCATAAAGTAAATTATAAACTACGCACTTATTAAAGTCAAATAAATAGAGTATCAGGAGAACCAAAAATGGGTCTATTTAATTCAGCATCAGGTTTAAACAGTAGCGTAGGTGCGGTGCAAAGTGCATTTGGTGTATTAGGAACTGCTAGCTCGGTAGCAAGTAATTTAAATGCGGCCCTGGATCTGGCAAAAGCAGGGCAAGGTTTAGATGCATTACGAGCAGTTGATTTGCCATCTGCAGGTGAGCTCACAGGCGACATTATGAGTGCTGTTGCTACTTTTGGCGGAGGAGATGCTCCTAGTAACGATTGGCGTGCCAGATTAAGTCTCCCAACTTGGCCTAGCTTTAGAAAAAGTGCTGTACTAGCACCGTTAAAAGACGCAGGCGGATTGATATTTCCATATTCTCCAACAATTTCTATAAATCAACAGACAAATTATACAGCTATTGGCACTACCCATAACAATTACAGCTTCAATGCTTATAAGAATTCAGAGGTAGGCACTATACAAATTACAGCGCCTATGTATGTTGAAGATGCCACACAAGCACTTTATTGGATCGCAATGCTACATTATTTAAGATCTGCGTCCAAAATGTTCAGCGGAAATGATCCAAAGGCTGGAAATCCTCCACCTGTGGTCAAGTTCAATGCCTACGGCAATTATGTTTTTAAAGATGTGCCAGTGGTTATAACACAAGTTCAGTGCCAATTACCAAACGATGTTGACTATATTAGTTGTAATGTTGTCGGTAGTGCGGCAGGTGCTGTGTCAGGTTTAGCAGACTCGTTAGGAGGTCTTGCTGATACTTTTGGTCTTGACGGACTAAGTGAAGTGTTTGGCGGTGCCGGACAAATCGCAGGCCTACTAGGAACATTTGGTGTTGGCGGAACAGTGAGCGGTGGCATGACACATGTACCAACTAAGAGTAGTTTTACTGTAACATTAAAAACTGCCTACAGCAGACAGTCAATTAGAAAATTCAGTCTTGATCAGTTTGTTACTGGCGGATATATGAACAACTCAACAGGATTCATTTAATATGGCCGCAATTTATAGTGATTTTAGCCCGTGGGCAAATACACCAATCATAGGAAATAACTATCTTGGTCAATTAGAAATTAGACCCGTTAGTGCTGAGTCCGATGACTTTTTATACACAATACAATCGCAATATAATATGCGTCCTGATCTGTTAGCATACGATTTATATGGACATGCAGAATTGTGGTGGGTGTTTATTCAGCGTAACATGGACGTAATCGAAGATCCTATTTTAGATTTTGTAGCAGGCAAACAAATTTATATTCCTAAAAATAGTAGTTTATTGCTTGCGTTAGGTTTATAATATGGCAATTAGTTACGACAATACACAAATAGGTCAAGTTGAAGTGACAACAGGCCCAACTGTAGATGCGGCTACTATTGCCGCTCCTGTAGTTGATGTAGCAAGTTCTCTTGCTTCAGGTCTAGCATCTGTTGGGCAAGGTATTCTAAATGCTTTCAGCGGTATTGCAAACATTGGCGTAAAAAAATTACCTCTTGCAAATGACCTAGACAAGTATTCAAGCTATTCATGTGTTTTTACTTTGTTTGCGTTAGACAAGGCAAGTTTTAATGTTCCTGAAACAAGTTACATTAAAGGATTAGGTCAATTGCCAATAGTACTACGTAGTGGCAACGGATATCCTAACAATCGTATAAAAACAGATTTAGGAAAATTTGATTTTTATATTGACGACGTAGTTGTTCACAGCAATTACGGATTTAATCCTAAAACAGGAAACTCTCATGCTTATGCAATTGATTTTACAGTTGTAGAACCGTATAGCATGGGTATGTTTCCGTTGTCATTAAACCAAGCCGCTACAAAAGCCTTGAAAAAAGATAAAGCAGATAAAGATCAAGTTACAAATTTTATGATATGGCCATTTTGTTTGTCTCTACAATTCATGGGAGAAGATCAAAACGGATCGTATTCAGCAGTTCCAAAAACTACAAAATATTTTACTATACATTTTACAGATATTCAAATGGACGTTTCTGAAGGCGGCGCAAGATATACATGCAAAGCTAATGCAACTTCAGAAAGTGCGCTACTACATTCAAACGTTAAACTAACATCGGAAATGTCATTTGCCGGCAGAACAGTACAAGAAGTATTACAAACTGGCCCACAATCATTAACGGCAATTATTAATGACCATTTAAAAAAACAAGCTGACGGAAAATATACTCCAGACGAAATTGTGATTATGTTTCCTAAAGACCAATCTAGTGCAAAATCATCTGGTAGCGGAAATCAAGGCGCCAGTGAACAAACAGCTTCACCAACTGTATCAACACAAGCAAGTGTTAGAGCTGTAGATAACTCTATAGCCGCGGCATCTGCAAAAAGTGTGTTCGATGTTGTAGGTGTAGCAAGAGAATCTAAATCGCAATCGTTATATCAAACTACTCCATTAAATTCAATTGGAATATCTAAGTTAGGATACGGCAACACCCGAGAAGGATATCCTGTTTCGCCCGGTGTTGGAATTTACGATGAAAAAACACATAACTGGGATCAGTCGCAAATTGCCAAAGATCCAACATTGAGTTCTTATGCAATAAACTCTGATTCAACAATTACAAATGCAATTAATCAAGTATTACTGTCTAGCGATTATGCCAGAGACGCTTTAAAAGCTGATAAAATTAAAGAAGGCGGCATGCGCACAATGTGGCAAATTATTCCAACATATTATATGTTGAAATCTGATAATAACGCTAAATTTGTCGGTCGCCCTCCAAGATTGATTGTTTTTAACGTTGTACCATACGACGTATTATCTACCACATTAGGCGTACCCGGTTCAAACATATCAACTACCCATTATAAACAATTATTAGCTAGTGCGCCTAAAGTATATGATTACATTTATAGCGGAAAAAATACACAAGTAAAAAAATTAAACATACATTTTGACGCCTTGTTTAGATCACTATTACCAAACGACATGAGCAAACGTTCTAAAGATGCAGTAACACAAAAACAAAACTCTTCTTTAGTTGATCCAAACGCTGTAGATGTTGATTTTCGAGGCGGCGCAACGTCTAACAACCCTACGGCTGGATTAGAATATATTATGTCGTTTGCAGGCACTAATGCACCAACAGATGGTAAAGGCGCTGGCGGCACAGAAACAGAAGAACATCGTATGGCACGTTGGTTTTATAACGCAATGGTGAAGGGAGCCGATATGATGGAACTAGAAATGGAAATAGTAGGAGATCCGTTCTGGCTCAGCAGTAGCGGTTGGGGAAATTATCGATCAGCCGCTACCACTTATTGGAATGTTAATTCTGATCTAAGTGTTAATCATCATAACGGGGAAGTGGATTGTATTGTTCGTTTAAGAACTCCAACGGATATTAACAGCGTTACAGGTTTGTATAATATGAACGGATCTAAAGCATTAACGCAGTGGAGTGGTTTGTACAAAGTATTTCATGTTGAAAGTCATTTTAAAAACGGCGAATTTTATCAAATTATCAAAGCAAACAAAAGACAAATTACACCAGCAGACGGACAAGAAATTGTTTACTCTACAGTTACAAAACCTGCTCCAGCACAACCTCTTGCAAAAGTAGCCGGTGGTGACGGAACTTGGAGCGCATGATGTCAAGCCATAATAACGAAAATAGAGATAATAGACGGTCAGCCGCTAGTTTACCCAATGGTAAACCTGGCCCGTTTTTAGCTCGAGTTATACAAGTAGTTGATCCTGAATACATGGGTAAGATTCGAGTCCAAATTCTCCACCAAGGCGCCAGTGGTAATTTAGTCGATGGTGAATTAGCGTGGGCAACTTATATGAGTCCGTTCTACGGAGTAACTAGTGCAGACTATCTAGGACAAAATGCTAAAGGTAAACCCGCATACGATGACACACAAAAAAGTTACGGCATGTGGGTTCCAACACCTGACATTGGTTCTCAAGTTATTGTAATGTTCTTAGAAGGCATGGCCAATCAAGGATACTGGATAGGCTGTGTACCAGAACGTTACAAAAATTTTATGGTTCCTGGACTAGCATCGACAACATTGAATATTGATTATGTTAATAGTTCTAAAGTTCCTGTTGCTGAATTTAATGCAAAATTAAACAAACAAGCCGGCGACATGGCAACTAATGCTATTAAACCTGTACATCCTTATATCTTCAAAGCATTAAAAGATCAAGGTTTAATCAATGACGACATACGAGGAACTACAAGTA